CTGGTTCGAGCGGCTATTCCAGTACGGCTGGTTCGAGCGGCGATTACAGTACGGCGGCAGCCACTGGGGCTTATTGCAGCGCAAAAGCAGACGGCAAAGATAGCATTGCCGTTGTAAACGGCGTTTGCGGTAAGGCGTGCGGCGCACTGGGCTGCTATCTGGTGCTGACCGAGTACGATGATGACGGCCACATGCTGTGTGCAAAGATGGCAAAAGTAGACGGCACTCACATCAAGGAAAACGTCTGGTACACCCTCAAAAACGGCGAGTTTGTGGAGGTTGAGCCGTGAAGAAGCACTACAACAAGCGCTGGCTCGAACAGCGCTGGGATGCAAGGCAGCCGGAACGGCTGGAGCACATCCGGCTGAAGCGGCAGCTGAGAGAGAAAAAGGAGGAGTGCGGCAGTGAAGCCGAACATGGGAATTGCAGAGTGCGTCCAGATTCTCCGGGACAACAACATCTCAAAGACCGAAAAGGTCTTGAGAGCGCAGATCCAGGCGGGAATTTTCCCGGAGTGGTCAAAGCCGTCCGTAGGAACAAAAGAGCCCTGCCCTGACATCTCCCGTGCCAGGTTTATGGCGTGGGTGAAGGACTTTTACAAGCTCGAAAAGGTTTACACAAAGGAGGATCCGAAGGAATGAAGTTAAAATCTACTACTTACTACTGGCTGGCTGTCATTTTTGGCGGCGTTGGAATGGGCACAGCTATGGGCGCAGAGGGCACCGCGCAGACCACTGGATACATCTCCGGCACGCTGTTTGCGGTGTCGCTGGCGCTGATTTTGGCCGCTGTTCTGCTGGCTCGTCTGGGCTTTGCCGCAGAGGACAGGGAGAGAGCCGCAAAGCGGCGCAAGTACGGCAAGATCAACCGTGCCCACGCCCGCAACCCGGAATACCCGGAGAATCAGGAGCGTGGGGCATGATGACGGCCAAAGAGTACGTTGAGGGAAAAGTCAAATCCTACACGCGGCTTGCCGAACGCTGCAGGCGAGAAGCCGAAGCCTCAGATGACATTGTTGTTCGGGCCGGATACTCCGCACGGGCAAACGTCTGGGAAATGTGCGCCGAAGAAATGGACAACGTGTGGGAGATGCTGCAAGAGGAGTCCGGGGAGATCACGTATGCCTGACACTGTCCTCCATGTCATGTGGTACACCGTGTACGATGCCAAGACCGGAGACCTGATTGCCAGCGGTACGTCTGAGATGTGTGCCAGACGGCTGGGTTACAAAACCGCAAACAGTTTTGCGTCCGCAAGCAGCCACAGCCGCAACGGCAGGCGTCGGGCTCGCAAGTACATTTTTGAAAAAGAGTGCATCCGACGTGATGAGTTGGACAGTCTTCCGCCGATACGCCGCAAAAAAAGAAGAGCCTGCCCGTGCTCCAACACGGACAAGCCCAAAGAGTGATGAGTTCTCCGCCCATCACCACAAAAATAACACAAAACAGGAGGTTTTACAAGTGGCGCTTTTGAGAATTTACGATGTGGAGCAAGAGCCGCCAGCGCTTGTTTCGCAACAGCAATTTCCGTTTGCTTCGGATGCAATTGCGATTGCCGATGAACTGGCAAAGAGAAAGCCTGAACGGCTGTACAGGGTGTTTGACGCTGATATGAACGTTGTGTATGCGAGGTGAATATTTATGCAAGAAGAACTGACCGTCCGGGTGGAGCACCCGGAGCTGCCCGCGATCCGGTGGAACGAAGCCGAGGTGCAGCAGAATTTGACCGAGATGCTGGCCGCCTACACCGGCCGCGTCTACACCCCGGACACCATCAAGGATGCCAAGGCCGACCGCGCCGCCGTGAACAAGCTGGACAAGCAGCTCAGCGATGCCGCCCGCAGCGCAAAGGCCTTTTACATGAAGCCGTTGGAAGAGTTCTTGCAGAGCGCCAAGCAGATGCAGGGCCAGTGTAAGGCCGTCTCCGGTGCCATTGACCAGCAGGTCAAGGCTGTGGAGGAAGCCGAACGGAAGGATAAGGCCGACGCCCTTCGAGCTGTCTATACCGACTGCATCGGCGAGCTGAGGGAGATGATCCCCTTTGACCGCCTGCTTGTGCCCCAGTGGCTCAACAAGACCTATGATCTGGCAAAGGCCAGCCGGGAGTTGCGCAAGAGCGTGGAGACCCGGCGGGAGGAGCTGCGGCTCATCCGGGAGACCTGCGGCGAGGATGCCGAAGCTTGCATCACGGAGTATCTGCGTGAGCTGAACCTGAACGCTGCCCTTGTGGAGCACAGCCGCCGCCAGAATGCCCGGGACGCACAGCGCCGCGCAGAAGCCGAGAGAATGGCCGCAGAGCGTGCGCAGGCGGCTGCACCGGTCATTATCCCTCCGACCGATGAAGAACGTCAGATCGTCGCAGAATCGGTTCAAATGGCACAGGCCAATGCAGTCATCACGCCGGATTGCAGGTTGGATTTCAGCATGCTTCAGAAATTCGCAGAGCCTGCCCAGCCGGAAGCTCCTGCCCGCAAGCAGTATCGTTTCTGGGTAGAGTTCACCCGCGAGGATATCGCATGGTTCAAGCAGGGAGCCGCAGAGCGCGGTTTCCGCTATGGTTCTATCAAATAATCTTGGAGGTATTTACTTATGGCACTTACTCGTTCCGGCGCACCCGCGCCTACTTCGTCCGTTTCAAACGCACAGTCTCTGGCAAACCGTTCCGTCCAGAACGCCAACCGTGCAGGCAGCACTGCTATGCAGGCCGCATCCCCGTCCGTTCCGGTGGAGATCACGGCTGCCGATGGCCAGCACCTCGTCGTCAGTTTTGACGAAGTACGGCGTTTTATTTGCGACAAAGCCACCGACACCGAGTGCAAGATCTTTCTGGAGACCTGCAAGCAGTACAAGCTGAACCCCTTTACCAAAGAGGCTTACCTGATCCACTACGACAACAAGAACGATGACACCGCCAGCACCATCGTGCTGGGCAAGAACTGCTACATGCAGATGGCCGAGCGCAACCCCAACTTTGACGGCTTTGAAGCCGGCGTGATTGTCCTGACCGCAGATGGCCAGCTGCTGAACCGTGAGGGATCTATCGTCTATGATGGAGACGGCGGCGAGACCCTTCTGGGCGGCTGGGCAAAGGTCTACCGCAAGGACCGCACCCGCGCCAGTTATGAGGAAGTCAAGCTCAGCGAGTATGACACCGGCAAATCCCTCTGGAACGGCAAAAAGGCCACCATGATCCGCAAGGTGGCTTTGGTGCACGCCCTGCGTGAAGCGTTCCCGTCCACCTTTGGAGCTTTGTACGATGAGAGCGAGGTGCGTGTGGATGCCGAAAGCACCGCTCGTGAGGTGCCGCCTGAAGAACTGCCGGTGCTGGATCCTTACGCAGGTTCCCACCGTCACCGCAAGACGGCAGGCACCCTGATCCCTGCCCCGGATGCACCCTCTGTAGAGGAAAACGCCGATGATCCGTTTGGCGGTGATGATGCATGATCGTCCAGACCAAGAACGGCATCATGCTGCACGGTGAAATCGCCAAAGACCCGGTACTTCGCGATGCTGGGCAGAAGCGGGTGCTGAAGTTTGACCTGAAAGCAAGCCGCACACAGGACGAGACCGGAAAATGGCAGAGCTTTTTTGTAGGCGTGAACCTCTGGCACGGCATCGACCAGTGGGATGGGATGCTGCAGAAAGGCGATCAGGTCACGGTTTTCGCCCAGAAGCTGAAAGAGCGGGAGTACAACGGCAAGACCTACTACGATGTGGACGCGGATGATGTTCAGCCAGGTGGGCTGGTGACATTTCGTTGGCTGCAGCAGATGATTGACCTGATGGCGCAGCCCGGCCCGCCGCTGGAACCCGCAGAACCGGCAGCAGAACCGGCAGCAGAACCGGCAGCAGAACCGGAAGGCCTGCAGGGTGCGCAGATGTACCCCGGTGAAACGCTTGCGGATTACGCGCCGCGCAGCACCAGCGCACCAGAAGCAGCCCAATCTGCTGAATACGATCCCATCAACGATGATGCTGACGACCTGCCGTTCTGATTTTGCAAGCTGTGCTATCCGGCTATACGGGCGTGCAAGGAAGGAGGTGAAAATCCATTGGGAGAGAAAAAGCACAAGAGCGTTATTCTGTTTTCAGAGTGGAAAAAGCCGCTTCGGATTCTTTCTCTAGAGCAGAAAGGCCGCATTTTGGATGCACTTCTGGACTTTCCCGACGGGATTCCACCGGAATTTGACGACCCGATGCTTGTGATTGCTTGGGAATTCATGCAGGGCGGGCTGGAAGAAAACGCACGAAAATGGGAAGAAATCCGGGAAAAGCGCTCAGCCGCCGGAAGAAAAGGCGCCGAAGCAACAAATGCAAAGCATCAGCAAACCGCGGCAAATCCGGCAAATGACGATTTTGCCGGACAAACGGCGGCAAATCCGGCTGTTTCTGGTTCTGTTTCTGGTTCTGTTTCTGGTTCTGCTAAAGAGATAGAGGATGCTCCCGCATCCACCACTCCAAAAAAATCGAACCGTTTCCATCCGCCGGATGCTGTGGAGGTCAAGGCGTATTTTGCCGAGAATGGCGGCTCAGATGAGCAGGCGCAGCGGTTCATGGACTTCTACACGTCCAACGGGTGGAAGGTGGGTAAGAACCCAATGAAGAGCTGGAAGGCCGCTGCATCCGGCTGGATTTCGCGGGACAGGGAGCGACAGAAAGCCCCTGCGTTCCAGCGCAACCCGGTGCGGTACGTCTCCCGCCCGCCGGAGGAAGCCGAGAAGGCCGTGGATTTCATGAGGGACGCACCGTACCGCACCATGAAGTGGCTCGAGAATCGAAAAAAGGAGGAAGAGAATGCCCCGATACAAAGTGATCCTTGAGTGCAGCGGCCCGGTTGGAGATGCAGCACTCACCTACCGCATGACGGCATCCAGTCCGCAGGCGGCAGAATTCAGGGCCTGCCAGATGGCGGGCGACCACTACCCAGAGTATACGGATATTCAGGCCAAGAGAATGGAGGTCGAATCCCAATGACGAACCCGACATGTAAGGACTGCCCGGAACGTCACCCAGTATGTCACGACAGCTGCCCGAAGTACGCCGAGTACAAGCGTCAGCTGAAAGCGCAGCGCATCTACACCAACGGTAACCACGCGGCGGAGCGGATCAGCCGTAACGATTTCAACAAAGAAGGATGGATGGGAGGAAGAAAACGGTGAAAGTGCTGATTGCCTGCGAGGAATCGCAGGAAGTGTGCAAGGCGTTCCGCGCCAAGGGTCACGAAGCCTACAGCTGCGACATTCAAGAACCGTCCGGTGGGCACCCCGAATGGCACATCCTCGGCGACGCCCTCAAGGCTGTTGAGGGGGGGCAAGTCGTGACGATGGACGGTGTAACGCATGAAGTTGGCAAGTGGGACTTGCTCATTGCACACCCGCCTTGCACTTACCTGAGCAACGCAGCAACGCGCTCGTTCAGCTTGCGGGTCACGCCGGCCGAAAAAGTTGTTGCTCGGTGGGCAGAGCGCGTAAAGGCCGCAATTTTCTTTATGCAGTTCATGTTGGCAGATGTCCCCAAAATCGCAGTTGAGAACCCTGTGGGCATCATGAACACGGCGTACAGGAAAGCCGACCAGATCATTCATCCGTACTACTTTGCCGAAAACGAAGCGGACGCGAAAAACTATCACACAAAGCGCACTTGCCTTTGGCTGAAAAACCTGCCGCCTCTGGAACGAAAAAACAACCTTTCACCGCCAGAGCCTGTTTACGTCTCAAATGGGGAAAAGCACAAGAAAATCAGCTGGTGCGAAGGCATACGCGGAACGCAAAACGGCCAAGAGGGCCGGGCGAAAGCCAGAAGCAAAACAGCGCCGGGCGTTGCAAAAGCAATGGCTGAACAGTGGGGGTAAAGATGAAAACCGTGACGACCTGATTGGAGAGAAACTATGAAAGCAGTCCTTTTGAGCATCAAACCTAACTGGTGCAAGCTGATTTGGAGCGGGATGAAAACCGTGGATGTACGCAAGACCCGCCCGAAGCTGGAAACGCCGTTCAAGGTGTACATCTACTGCACCGGTCACGATGGCTTTGTCATGAAATTGCCCAAGGCGGGCGTGCAGAAAATGGACGGCAGAGTAATTGGCCAGTTCACCTGTGAAAAAATCGACAAGCTCGTCCACATCGGAACGATGATGGACATAAACATTTTGACATTGGACGGGTGGTATAAACCGGCAGATGCACTGCTTCAAACGGCTTGCTTGACCGAAGCGCAGGCTAAAAAGTATCTCAAGGGCGGTGACGGATACGGCTGGCACATTTCTGACCTGAAAATTTATGATAAGCCAGTAAAGCTTAAAGATTTCTGGGCGATACAACCCTGTACGCATCGCGGAGACTGTTGCACCTGCCGCAGATGGGACGCGGAAAAGCTAATTTGCCGGGGAGAAGCATTCGGAATCGAACGCCCGCCCCAAAGCTGGTACTATGTGGAGGAAGGCAGATGAAGCTGACCCTCTACGGCGACCCACGCACCAAGAAAAATTCCGCACGCATTCTCCGCACACGCTCCGGGACCCCATTCGTGGCCCCCAGCAAGGTTTATGTGGATTATGAGACGGACTGCCTGCGACAAATCAAAAGGCCACGTAGCCCAATCTCTGCCCGTGTGAACGTGCGGTGCGTCTACTACACGAAGACCGCCCGTCGGGTTGATCTGGCAAACCTCATCGAGGCTACAACGGACATTCTGGTGAAAGCCCGCGTGCTGGAGGACGACAACAGCAAGATCGTTGCCGCCCACGATGGCAGCCGGGTGGAGCTTGACCGGAAACAGCCACGGGTGGAAATTGAGATTGAAGAAATGGAGGAATAAAGCCGCATGAATCAAGTTTTTCTAGTTATAGGTTCAGCATTTTGCTACGTTGGTGGTTTCTGCATCATGATCTTTATTTTGGGCGCGATGACTGAGCTGTGCATCGAAATCTGGGACGGAAAGTTTAAGCAAATCTGTCTCAGATTTCAAATAAATCCGGCCGATGTTGCCTATTTTGCTGAAAACAGAAAAGACATTGAAGCGTGTCTTGATAAGCAGCGCGTTCAATGGCCAAAAACGGATACTGCGCCTTCTGGATGGTGGTGCTGTCCAAAATGCGATGCGCTGAATCAATACGTCAAAGACGACGAGTCGGTTGCATACTGCCGCTGCTGTGGACAGGCGGTCAACATGTTTCTTTTTCAGGAGGTGTACAAATGACTCGCACATGGACATCTGACACCGACACGCAAAAGCCGGGAGAGACCACCGATGAGCAGAAGCTGCGGGCTTGGTTCGAGCGCCTGCCCCGGATGCGGGCACTGATCCGCCAGCAGCAGGAACACATTGCAAGCCTGCGCAGTGCGGCTACAACAATTACGTCCAGCACATCCGGCGCGCCCGGCCACTCCGGAACAAGCGACAAGGTGGGCACCAATAGCGATGCTGCCATAGATGCAGAAGCAAAGCTGGCTGAGCTGAAATGCCGGTATACCGAGATGCAGAAGGATGCCATTGAAGCCGCCTATATGCTCCACGCCGATCCTGCATCCATCCGCCGCAGTAAGTGCATCATCCTGTGCTATGTTGAAGGCAAGCGGCACGCCGATATCGCGGCAAAAGTCGGCTATTCCAAGCCGTCTCAGGTTTCACGCGCAATTTCGGAAGGCCTGAGCCAGCTGACAGAGATCGCGAACGAGCTGAATCTTAGTTGAACCTGTACATTTTGCACAACGTCAGAGGGCTTTGTTTTTACACGCTCTGGGATTTACTTGTTATCGGCATCTGTGCTATTGTGGTACCATCGGCAAAGCCGAAAAGGCAAACCGATGCATGCAGCCTCCGAAACGTGTCCCTTCTTGGCATTTTCCTCCTTTTCTGCTTGCAGGCACTGGGCTTTGCTCTCTCTTCACGTTTCGCGGGCTGCTTCTATGCGATACACTGACACAAAGGCAGCCTGACGCTCATGAGAGACAGGAGGCGGTTCGATTCCGCCGTATCGCACCATATGGCGCATGGACTAGACAACCCGCAAGGCCGCACGTGCAACCTCCCGTGCCGAGAAAAGGCCTTAGAATCCTTGCCAAGGTGTAGCTTTCCTGACAGGATGTGCGCCAACCAACAGCCCCGGCGGAGAACCGGAGCTGTTTTTATATGGCCGCCTGAGCGCAGTTTGGAGCGCGGCGCGTGTGTGTAGACACGGCTGGTTCGATTCCAAGGGCGGCTTTTATATTCCCGTAGCTCAATTGGTAGAGCGCTGGTCTCCAAAACCAGAGGCTGCAGGCTCGGTCCCTGCCGGGAATGCCAGCTGCGTGCCCTGTGAGGGGGCCGCGCAGCACGCCGGGTGTCTGGCGGCGTACGTTCCGGACACAGCAGCGCCCACCGTTTGACGCCTGTCCAACGCAACTGAATGCTGGGCGCTGCTTATTTTAATATTTTGACCGTTCGGATTTCCGGGCGGTTTTTCTTTTGCATGAATTTAGAGAGGTGGTGGCGGTGAGCGCGAAGCGGCTGACAGACAGGCAGAAAAAGAAGATCATTGCTGACTATGTGCAGCTGCAGAGCTACACCAGAGCCGCAAAGCTGAACGACGTGGCAGAAAGCACTGTGCGGAAAATCGTGAAAGATAATCCAAAGTGCGCGGATTTGTGCGCCTTAAAAAAAGAGCAGAACACGCAGGACATGCTTTCCTACTTAGGCAGCAAGTGCGGGGAAGCACAGAATCTTCTCGGGCTGTACCTTCAGGCGATGGCAGACCGTAACAAAATCGCGGAAGCAACACTGCCGCAGCTGTCAACGGCGTTCGGCATCATTGTGGACAAGTTTGCCATGCTGGGAGGTCAGAGCGGCGTTGAAGTCCCGGACGATGGCCTTGTGGAGGCCCTGAATGCCGCCGCAGACCTCAGCCCGCCTGACGATGTGGATCTTCTGCCAAAGGAAGAGGACGACAATGCGGAAAAGTAACGGCTTTCGCTGGAAAGCCCTCAGCCAGAGGCAAAAGCAGGTCCTGAGCTGGTGGACACCGCAGAGCGCATACAGCGGCTACAACGGCATCATTGCCGATGGCGCTATCCGCTCGGGCAAGACCTTTGCCATGAGCTTTTCTTTTGTCCAGTGGGCCATGACCTGCTACAGCGGCCAGCAGTTTGCCATGTGCGGCAAGACCATTGCCAGCTTCCGGCGAAACGTGCTTGGAACGCTCAAGCAGCAGCTTGCAGCCCGTGGCTACAATGTCAAGGAGCACCGGGCAGAAAACTGCATGACCGTCAGCAAGGGCGGCAAATCCAACGAGTTTTACTTTTTCGGCGGCAAAGACGAGAGCAGCCAAGACCTAATCCAGGGCATCACGCTGGCTGGAGCATTCTTTGACGAGGTGGCCCTGATGCCGCAGAGCTTTGTCAATCAGGCCACTGCCCGCTGTTCCGTCACCGGGTCAAAATTCTGGTTCAACTGCAACCCGGGCAGCCCACAGCATTGGTTTTATCTTGAGTGGGTGCGGAAATGCCGTTCCCGCAAGATGATGTATCTCCACTTTACGATGGACGACAACCTGTCGCTCTCCGAGGACATCAAGGACAGATACCGCAGCCAGTACAGCGGAGTTTTCTACCAGCGCTACATTCTGGGCCTGTGGACGGTGGCAGAGGGCCTTGTATATGACATGTTCGACCCCAAAAAACACGTCATTGACATGCTGCCCGAGCTGTCCCCGAAGAGCGCCTATGTGGCGTGCGACTTCGGCACCCAGAACGCAACGGTGTTCCTGCTGCTCCAAAAAAAGGCCGATGCAGACTGCTGGATCGTCACCCGGGAGTATTACTACAGCGGGCGAGAGCAGAAGCGGCAAAAGACCGTGGGCGAGTACGTCACAGACCTGAAATCGTGGCTGAACGGCCTGAAGCCGGAAAGGGTCATAGTAGACCCCTCGGCCCTGCCCCTGATTACGGAACTGCGCAAGAATGGCTTTACACAGACCCCCGCAAACAACGACGTTCTGAGCGGCATTCTGGACGTGCAGACCATGCTGCAGACCGGGCGGCTGAAGATATACAAAGACTGCAAGCACACGCTGGAAGAGTTCGGCGTGTACGCTTGGGACCCAGATAAAGACGACGCCGTGCTGAAGGTCAACGACCACTGTATGGACGCTATCCGATATTTTGTGCGCACGAAGCGCCTTGTGAAACTGAGGGATTGATTTTGAGCACTGTATACACATTCCAGACCTTTCAGCAGGCGCAAGCCGCCGGGGAACAGGCTGATTTTGTCCGGCGGTTCGTGCAGCAGCACTGTGCTTCCGGCCCTTACAGGATGGCGCTGGACGCTGACCTGTACGACGCTCAGAAAAACCCGGGCGCGGAACGCTTTTCCCAAGCCTACGCCTTTATGCTGAAGCGCCTTTCCAAGAACACGCGGCAGGATGTTCCACGGCCCGATATGGTCAAGAGCAATCTGTTCCGGCGGCTCAACAAGCAGCGTGCCACCTACTCCCTGGGAAACGGCGTCACCTTTGCGGATAAGGACGTGGACAAAGGAAAACTGGGGGCTGAATTTGACGAGCAGATCCAGAAAGCCGGATACTTTGCCCTAATCCACGGTGAGAGCTTTGGCTTCTGGAACAACGACCATCTGGTGGTGTTCAAGCTGACCGAGTTTGCGCCCCTGTACGATGAGACCTCCGGCTCCATGCGGGCCGGGGTGCGGTTCTGGCGGCTGAATCCTGACACGGATATGCACTATGTCCTGTACGAAGAGGACGGTTACACCGAGTACACGGAAAGCAGGATCGGCAGCACTATGCAGGAGACGGCCCCGAAGCAGGCATACAAGAGCGTGACCGTCTCCACCCCCGGCGGCGGGCTGGAAAGCGTGGAGGGGGAAAACTACAGCACTCTGCCTGTGGTACCGCTGTGGGGATCCGACCTGCATCAAAGCACCCTCGTAGGCCTGAAAGCCTACATCGACAACACCGATCTGGTGACGTCCGGCTTCTGCAGCGACTTGCAGGATTGCGCACAGATTTACTGGCTGTGCGAAAACTTCAACGGAATGACCGATGATGAACTGCAGGAGTTCCTTGCGAAGCTGAACCTCTACCACATCGCCGGTGCGGACACCAGCCAGGGCGGCAAGATCACCCCATACACCAGCGAAGTGCCGGTGACTGCCCGGCAGACCCTGCTAGAGCTGCTGCACACCCGGGTCTATGAGGATTTCGGCGGTCTGGACGTGCATTGTGTCAGCGCAAACAGCACCAACGACCATCTGGATGCAGCCTATGAACCCATGAACCAGAACGCAGACGACTTCGAGGCTCAGATCAAACCTTTTGTTCGTCAGATCTGTGCGCTGGCTGGCTTTGGCAGCGCAACGCCGACATTCAACCGGAGCCGGATCGTAAACACCGCAGAGCAGGTCAGCACAGTAATCTCCGAGGCGGCGATCATTGGGCAGGACATGGCCATTGACCTACTGCCAAACCTGACCCCGGAGCAGAAAGAAAAGGCCCGGGCCGCGCTGACGGCAGAGAGCGTGGAGCGGGAGACCGTGAACGATGACAAGGATGACAACGGTGATGAAGCATGATTTCTGACCGTGACCGCATTTCCACCCGGCAGCTGAACCGCCTGCGCCGACGCATCCTCCGCGTATACGGCACTGCCCGCCGGGAGATGACCGAGCAGCTCACCGAGTTTCTTGGGAAGTACCGAGCGTTGGATGAGCGCAAGCGGGCGCAGCTGGATGCAGGAGAAATCACTGATGAGGATTACCGCATCTGGCTGCAAAATCAGGTCTTTCAGTCCGATTTGATGCACGCCAAGCTGGACGGAATCACGCAGACCTGCACCACAGCCCAAGAGACGGCCTACAAGCTGGCCCGGGACGAGCAATATAACATCTTTTCCTTTGGCGCAAACTGGGCTTTCTACGAGCTGGAACAGGCCGCAGGCGTGACGTTCGGACTGACCCTGTACAACACCGAAGCGGTCAAGCTCCTGCTGAAGGAAAACCCCCGCATGGTGCCCAACAAGCGCATCAAGAGCGAGAGCAACCGCACCTATGACGCCCGGGTGTTCAACCGCTACGTCATGCAGGGCATCGTGCAGGGTAAGAGCGTCCACGACATCGCCGTGCAGGCCGTAAACGGCATGGCAGACACGGAGATTCACTGGGCCATGAACAACGCCATCACAGCCATTACCAGCGCCCAGAACGCCGGGGCATTGCAGCAGATGCACAACGCCCAGGCTTTGGGCATCGAGGTCAAAAAGCGCTGGAACTCCACCCACGACTACCGCACCCGTGAGATGCACCGCCTGCTTGACCAGCAGACGGCAGAGCTTGACGAGCCGTTCAAGGTCATGGGCTACGAGATTCAGCGCCCCGGAGACCCCAACGCGGCCCCGGAGATGGTCTACCACTGCCGCTGTGTGCTGTCCTCTGCTCTGGGCAAGTATCCCCGGCAGAACGCCATGCAGCGGGACAATGTGACCAAAGAAACCACCCCCGTCATGGATTACACCGAGTGGTATAAATCCAAGGGCGGCACGGAAGCAGAACAGATGTGGTGGGCGGAGGAACACAAGAGAAAGAGGGGATGAACCGTGATTCTGCCGATGGAAAACACCGAGAAAATGATTTTTCCGGGCGAAGGAAAGTTCCATATCCCTATCATCAAGCCGGAAACGGACATCCGCATTGACAAGCTGGAATGGATCCCGGTCAATTATGCGCTGACGGCCAAAGACAAGGCCACAAAAGGCGTGCATTTTTACAAGGACGATTACCAGTTTGAACGGTTCTGGAACAACCCGGACAAATACATTTCCCTTTTGCAGCAGTTCGGCGCGGTATGTTCGCCGGATTTTTCGCTTTACAGCGATATGCCGCTTGCGGTGCAGCTTTTCATGCACTACAAAAAGCACTGGCTGGCGGCATACTGGCAGGCGCACGGCATCCACGTCATTCCAACGCTCTGCTGGTGCGGCGAGCAAAGTTATGACTGGTGTTTTGACGGTGAGCCCAGAAACGCCATCGTGAGCATTTCGAGCCACGGCACACAATCTGACCCATACGAAGCAGAGTGCTTTGCCAAACACTGCCGCAAGGCGCTGGAAGTGCTGCAACCGAGCGGCATCTTGTGGTATGGCAAATGCCCGGCGGAGTTCGACTGGAACGTGACCAAAATTAAGCCATTTCAATACGAAAGGAGGAACTATCGTGAGTAAAAGAGGTTCGGGCAGCTCTGCGAGAGCGGGCGGATTTGAAGTGGTTATTCAAGGGAAAAAGCAAACTTATTTTAGAGCAGCTGGAGGAGAATACAGAAACCTACAAGATCCAAGTCGTGTTATTTCTTCTCAAGTGGCTCAAAAGCTTTTTGAGAGCAATAAAGTGTCACCTGTGCCAAAATCAAAAATGGATGAAATAAAGAAAAGGCGACAAAAAGAAATAGACAGAAAGCCGGACTATGAGCTAGGAATAGGAGTTCCCGGCGGAAACAAAGACAACCGAAAGGCAGCAAGAAATAGTAGACTTGCGGCGAGGGCGAGTAGGAGAAGAAGATGAGCCAATAAAATGAAATTTGACTACGACATCAAATTCACCGACAACACCCCGCAGCTGCATGAGGCTCTGGACTCATGGGCGGAGCGGGTGCTGACCATCTGGGGCATGAAGGTGCAGGACTATGCGCAGCTGCTGGTTCCTACCGGCACGGAGGAAAGCACTGGCATACAGGGCTATGTGGGCGGTGCGCTCAAGCAGAGCCTGACCTACGCCCTCGACCTTGCAAAAAAGACCGTGACCATCGGGTCGAACCTGTTTTACAGCGTATACGTTGAGCTGGGCACAGGTGTTTTTGCAGAGAAGGGCAACGGACGAAAAACGCCGTGGGTCTGGAAGGACTTCAACGGCAAGTGGCACTTTACCCGGGGTATGAAAGCCCGACCGTTCCTGCGCCCGGCGGTGGAGAATCACATTGACGAGCTGCGAGAGATCGCGGTGGAAGAAGGGAACAAGGAGGTATAAGCATGGCCAAAAGCGAAACTTGGAACGAACAGCTTCAAGCCGCTATAAAAGCACAAGAAAACGCCGAAAAAATCAAATATTTGTTTTCGGCTGGTGCTCAGGCACGTAAAGCGCTTCAGGAGATGTGTGATAACGCATACGGCGAGGGTAAAGCCAAAATTTCTGTTTTGGTCTATGTTCCGGCCGAAGCGCAGGACTATCCTACAGACACAGACTGTGAATTTTCGCTCTAAAACTGAATACTCAGCGGTTGGCGCACAGCGTCAGCCGCTTTTTTATGCCGTTTTAGCTCAGTCTGGCAGAGCACCGGACTTTTAATCCGGGGGCCGTGGGTTCAAGCCCCACAGGCGGCACCACACCGGCAGCACGTCCGGCAAATAAACCTTATTGCCAAGCATGGCAGCCCGAGCAAGGGCAGAAAGGACTATCACATGGCACTTGAGAGAAAAGACCTCCGCGCGATTCTGGAGGATGAGACCGTGGACGTCAGCGGCAAGATGAAGAAGATTCTGGACATGCTGCACACCGAAACGGATGCTCTTCAGAACCAGCTGGATGACGCCAAGGCCGCGACCGCCAAGGCCGAGAAAGAGCGGGACGAGGCCAACGGCGGCAAGCAGGCCGCAGAAAAGGCTTTGACCGACTACAAGGCCCAGCAGACCCAGAGAGACGCCCACGCAGCAAAGGAAGCCAAGTTCCGGGAGTTGCTGAAGTCCGCCGGGGTGCTGGACAAGTATGCTGATCGGGTCGTGCGGCTGTCTGGCGAGGATATCGACAAGCTGGAGCTGGACGATAAGGGCGAAGTCAAGGACGCCAAGAAGCACACTGACAGCCTGAAAGCTGATTGGAGTGATTTCGTAGGCACTACGACCACCACCGGCGCGAAGGTGGACACCCCGCCCACAAACACCGGCTCCAAAATGACCAAAGACCAAATTTTTGCAATCAAGGACGCTGGCGAACGCCAGGCGGCCATCGCAGCAAATGCCGACCTGTTCACAGGCGGCGGAAAGGACTAATACATGGCAGCAAAAGAAAATATCACCATGACCACCGATATCACCGTAGCCGCGCGTGAAATCGACTTTGTGACCCGTTTCCAGCGCAACTGGGACCATCTGCGCACCATTCTGGGCATCATGCGCCCTATCCGGATGCAGCCTGGCACCGTGCTCAAGAGCAAGTATGCACAGGGAACCCTGCAGAGCGGCACCGTGGGCGAGGGCGAAGAGATCCCGTTCAGCAAGTACACCGTCAAGGAGAAGGAGTACGGCAAGATCACCATCGACAAGTACGGCAAGTCTGTCACCCTTGAGGCAATCCAGAATTACGGCTACGATGTCGCCGTGCAGAAGACCGATGATGAGTTCCTGTACGACCTGACCGCTCTGGTAACGGATAAGTTCTACAAGTTCCTGAACACCGGCACCCTGAAGGGCACTCCCAAGACCTTCCAGATGGCGCTGGCACATGCCAAGGGCGCGGTCGAGAACAAGTTCAAGACCATGCATCGCACCGTGACCGGCGTTGTTGGCTTTGTCAACGTGATGGACGTGTACGACTATCTGGGAAATGCCAATATCACCGTGCAGAACCAGTTCGGCTTCCAGTATATCAAGGACTTCATGGGCTACAACACCATCTTCCTGCTGTCCGACAGTGAGATTGCGAAGGGAAAGGTTATTGCCACCCCGGTAGACAACATCGTCATGTACTATGTGGATCCTGCGGATAGCGAGTTTGCCCGCGCAGGTCTGGTCTACCGGACCGCAGGCGAGGCAAGCAACCTCATCGGCTTCCACACTCAGGCAAACTACAGCACCGCAACCTCCGAGAGCTACGCCATTATGGGCGTGACCCTGTTTGCTGAGTATCTGGACGGTATCGCTGTCGAGACCATTACCCCGGGTGAGTCGGTCTAACCTGCAAGGGGGTGACTTTGCATGACCGTCCCTGAGCTGTGCGTTTACACGCACAATTTTTTTGACCGGGCGGACGACCCCGTTGCCGGGGAGTTCGCGTTTGAGCCGGACACCGTGCCCGCCGGGGTAGTGCCGGGGCAGTATTTCCTCGTTTGCGGATCCATCTTCAATGACGGCGTGCACAAGGCCGGGGACGGCGATCTGACTGCCGAGACCTTTACCGGGACGGTGCAGCCTATGCGCGTGCCGCCTGATTTTGTGGAGCTGTCCCGGAAGATCACCGACTACGACGCAAGACTCCCCTCCGGCGGTATGTATGTGTCGCAGTCGTTCAATGGGTGGTCCGGGTCCATGGCGACCGGATCCGACGGACTCCCTGCGGATGGTCTGACCCGGTACCGCAAGGAGATCAACCAATGGAGGAAACTGTAATGGCAGTCAACGACTTTGTCCGGAACACCGTCATGGACGGTTTCAGCCGGAAATTCTGCTTTCTGGAAAAAAAGCTCGTTTCTGATGGGCTGTTCGGCTCCACCACCACATGGGTGCCGGGGCTGGAATTCGAGGGCGTAGAACGCCACGACACCACCATTGAGGCACAGCAGGCCGAGCAGCAGGGCACCGCTTCCACCTATTCGATCTACGTTGACAAGAGCGTTCAACTCTCCCCCTTCGACCGCATCAAGCGGTTGGAGGACGCGCAGGTATTCGAGGTCACATCTGCCAGCGCAGACAAGCTGTCTCCGGCGGAAAGCGGGATGAACCTTGCAGTTGTCCAGTGCAAAAAGGCGGTGTTGACCTGATGGGCACAGCAGAAGCCATTACAACGGCGCTGAACAGCTTTTTTTTGCTGTTTGATATTCCTGTGTACCCGGAGGATTTTGTGCCGCAGGGCGCTTCCTTGCCCTATATCACAGTGCTGCCGGTCATTCCCAAAGGATTTGACGAGAGCAGCACCTTCCACGCGCGGCTTTGGTATTCGGTGGACGGCGGAAAGCTGCCCATCATCCGCAAAACAGACGAGATCCGCGCTGCCCTTGGCGATGGGCTTACCATCGAGTGCGAGGGCGGCGCGATCCTTTTATGCGCAGGCAACCCGTGGGCGCAGTCTATGGACAACCCACCGGAAAAATACCTGTGCACATACCTTACTTTTGACGTCACATCCTTTGTGGTGTGAGAAAGGATAACGCATGAACAAAATGTATCACGCCATTTCGGCAGATGCTTTCAAAAAACTTCAGTTTCAGGCGGGTGCGCTGCTCAAAAAGTTTGACCCGGCGGGTACAACCCCCATTGCTGCAGAAGATCTTATCTGCCTGACCTCCGGCGGCATCACCATTTCCTGCAAGCCCAACACCATTGATCTGGGCGAGGATCTGGACGAAGTGCCCGAGAACACCTACCAGCTCAAGCACATCACCAGCTGGGATTGCGGTATGTCCACCACCTGCATGACCGTGAGCGCCGACACCATCAAGCTGGAGCTGGGCGCTGCGGACGTTGAAACCAACAAGATCACCGTGCGCGAAGACTACAAGGACGAGGACTTCCAAGACATCTGGTGGCATGGCAACCTGATCGGCGGCGGTTATGCCGCGGTTAAGCTGATGAAGGCTGTGAGCGATGGCGGCATCGAGCTGAAAACCACCAAGGACGGAAAGGGAAACATCAGCCTGAGCTTGAAGGGTCACTACGACATGACCGACACCAGCAAGGTGCCTATGGAGTTCTACGTCAAGGAGGCAGAATAAATGATCCTTACCATCAATCTTGATCCCGTGGAAGCGCTGCCCAAGCTGTATGATGCAGTGGACGGAATCACACGCATGGTCATGGACGCAAAGGACAACGTAAATAACCCGGAGACCAAGGCAGCCCGGGAGACCATTGTTGCGAACGCCCTGAAGATGCTGGGCGCAGAGCCGCAGCCCGGTGAAAAGAAAAAGCTGACACCGCGCGAGTTTGCGCTTGCCGCGCTGGACTTTGTCAAGCCTCTGATGAAACTTGACCCTGAGCGCACCGTGAACGCCCTGCACCAGCTGTACACGCTGGAAGAGGGCGAAAAAGACACCCTGCCCAAGGCGTTTACTGCACTTACCAAGTCCGTGATGCAGAAAGACGTGCAGGATTTTTTGTCCTCGCTGGCAGACTTGAACGGCCTGAGTTTTGGCACTACGTCTGCCGAGCCGACCTCCAGCATCTCCGAGCATACGGCTTAAAGTATTTCGTATGGTTCGTCATCAGCGAGATGCGGGAACAGCAGCGCACAAGAGCATACCAGCTGTACACGGCTGATATGCTTTATCTTTGTGCTGTATCTCTTGGTCAGCCGGTGGAGAAGCCCTTCAGCGAGATCATGGCAGAGTACGACAAGCCACTATCTGAGCGCAGGCACGAGACTACGCTGGAGGAAGCGCAGGCGTGCTGGGAAAAGACCCTTGCAGACAGTAAAAAAGCCGCAGAGCAGAACGGAGGTGGTGGAATCTGAACATTTTTAATTTGATGGCCACTTTGGGGCTTGATACCTCCGAGTATGAGCAGGGCATCGAGCAGGCCAGAAAAGAGACGCAAAGCGCCGCAAACTCGCTGAACCGTAGCGCAAACACCGCCGGGAGCGGCGTTTCAGGCATGGCAAACCAGTTTGCAGCAGCCAGCGCAAAAGCGACTGTCCTTGCAAATATGCTTACCTCGCTTGGGACAAAAGCGGTAGGCCTTGCAAAGGGCTTTGTCGAGATGGGCATTTCTTATAACGCCCAGATAGAAAAGTACACCACCGGCTTTACCAATATGTTGGGCAGCGCACAGGCCGCACAGGAAGCCATGCAGGCAATTCAGGAGGACGCAGCCCGCACCCCGTTTGACGTGGCATCCCTGACGCAGGCAAACCAGCTGCTTATCAGCGCAGGCGAAAATGCTGCGTATTCCCGCAAGGTCATCAATGCACTGGGCGATGCAGTTTCCGCAACTGGCGGCGGCAATGCGGAACTGTCCCGCATGGCGCAGAACCTGCAGCAGATCGCCAACGTTGGAAAGGCTGCAAGCATTGACATCAAGCAGTTTGCCTATGCAGGCATCAACATCTATCAGGTTTTGGCCGACTATACCGGTAAATCGGTGCAGGAAGTCCAGAACATGACCATCAGTTATGACCTGCTGTCTCAGGCTCTTATCGCAGCCAGCGAGGAGGGTGGGCGTTACTATAACGCCATGGACACCCAGAGCCAGACCATGAACGGGCGTATATCCACCCTGAAGGATAACGTCAGCCAGCTGGCTGGACTTATGACCGGCGACCTTTCCTCCGGCATCGGTGTTGTGATAGGCCACCTGAACGACATGGTTGTCGCAGCGCAGGAAGCCTACAAGGAAGACGGCTGGAAAGGTCTCGGAAACGCAATCCTTGAACTGGATAATCCCATCAGTGCCATCATCAAAAAGTTTGGGCAGCTTGGCAGCGCGGCTGTTAGTGCACTGGATAAGGCAAGCTACTATCTGAACAAGGCACTGGGCAAAAATGCTTATGCGGGGTACGACAGCTACGAGGACTACAAGTCAGACCAGCAAAAGCAAAGCAACAGGAACCGGCTGCGGCAGAACGCTCTTTCCGGCAAAAGCGTAAGCAACAAAAGCTGGTCTGAGCGACAAGCAGAAGCAGCGGCCGCGAGCGGCGGCAGCTCCATCGTTACAAGTCCTTCCAGTTCCTCCGGCAAGAGCGCCGGCACAAAATCCAAGACCGAAACCGTCATTGCGTCCGTGTCGCATACTGCAACCACCACCGCACAGAACGCGCTTGGCGCCGTGACTACAAGCGTTGAGACCTTGCAGGAGAAGGTAAAGGACGCAGCGGGCAACATCAAAGACCGCGTTACAGAGACCACCACCGAGACCGGCAAAGAGATGGTCAACGGCGTTGCTACTACCTATACGCTTGTGACCAAGAAAGTCACGGACGCGAACGGCAAGATAAGCACCACGACCAAGAAGGTCTACGCCGATATGTCCAAGACCCTGACCGGCACCCTGACCAAGGTTGCAGAAACGACCTTTGACGGCATCACAACAAAAATCCAGGAAGCTACAGAAAAGTACGCCGACGGCAGCGAGCATATCAAGAAGACCGTCACAGAGACCGGCCAGCGCATCGGAAAGAACGGCGCGGAGACCTACGAAAAGATCATCACCTACATCGACGGAATCGAAGATAAGGTGAACGAGACGTCAACTGCTATTGACAACAGCGTTAAAGGCATCCAGAGCCGCATTGACCAGTACCTTAGCGACGCTTCCGGAGAATCCAACAAGGGCATCTTCGGGCTGCTGAAAAGCACCATAAGTGACGCCAAGAACAAAGACTGGTCAAGTCTTGCACTCGATGTTACCAAGCTGATCTGGGGCGAGGTGTCGCAGGGCCAGCGCGAAACGATTTCCAAGTGGTTTGACAACGCCCTTGCCGCCGTGAACGAATCTTACTATGGCGGTGGTCTGAAAAGTGCATTTACCGCGGTGGAAAGCCTGTTTAAAGACGGCATTGTGCCGGGCGTAAACAACGCCACGACGGCAGTTGATTCCTTCTCTAAGGTCGTGAGCGGGCTTGCGAGCTCTGGCGGCGTTGGCGGCGCACTTGGCAGCATTGTGCAGGGTTTTTCTGGTATGGCTGGCGGCATCACGTCCGCGCTTGGCACTGTGGTGTCGTTCATCTCGGCGAACCCGGTTTTAGGTATCATTCTCGGCGTTGGAGCTGTGGGTGCTGTAGCTGGCGGCATCGGGCTTGCGCTGTGGGCCAAAAACAAAAAGAGCAAAGACCCGGTCAATAATTACAAGAGCCCGTTTGACGATGTGGGCGTTTACGACAGCCTGAGCGAGTTTTCTACGCGGTCTGCGATGCAGTACCGCGTGATCGGACAGAGCAGCCACGCAGACAAGCAGACCAGCATTCTGGAACGCATCGAGGAGCTTCTGGACGAGCATCTGCCTGCCATTGGCACCGGTCAGGTGGTCATGGATTCCGGCGAGCTGGTGGGCGTTATTTCGCCCAGGATGGCACAAAATGTTGACGCGCGCATCGGTGTGACCGTGACGCGGAAAGCGAGGGGTGTGTAATGGGCAAACTTTTGGGCGCGCAAATTGGCAACTTCCACACCCTGAAAGACTGGGGGCTGTATCTCAAGGTCGGAAGCCCAAAAATCGGCCCTGCTGAGGTGGATGACTACCTTGTGCAGGTGCCGGGGTCTGATACCCTGCTCAACCTGACCAGTTCTTTGGACGGCAGGCCACACTACAAAAAGCGCACCATTACCATGGAGCTCAAGTGCACTGCACCGAAAAAGCAGTGGGAGAACCTCTACAGCACTATCGCAAACGCCATCCACGGGAAATGGCTCCAGTGTAAATTCGACAATGACCCCAGTTTTTACTGGGAGGGCCTGTGGGAGGTGTCCGTCAGCAAGGACGCATTATACTGTGTGTTTACGATTACAGGCACTTGCGACCCCTTCAAACGCAGTGTATACGACGGCTCTGATGACTGGCTGTGGGATGACCTTGTATTTGATACGGCGATCATCCGCAATTATACGGATATCCAGCTCAAAGCCAACGAGGACATCACCGTAACCGTCACCGGTGCACCAAGAGCGGCCGGCATCTACTTCAAGCGCAGCGAGGACGCTGCCGACATTGCGGTGTCCCTCAATGGCCTTGAGGTTGGCATCCTTGCAAAGTCTACAGAGTGGCAGTACATTGAGGGCTTGCATATGCCGGATGGCGTTGTAGGTACTCTCATCTTTGCGGCGTCTGCGGATTGCAGCATCAGCATCCGATATCTGGGGGGCAGCTTATGAGCTATAAAGTTTATGCGGGCGTCCAGACCGGCGTTGACGTGTGGAAGACAAAGACCTGCATTTACGACCCAACGGACTACACGGACACAAAAAAGCTCATCAGTCCAACTCTGACACGGGAGGTGAGCAAGGCCGGTAGCTTGGAATTCACCCTGCCGCTTGGCAATGTGGCCCACTCAGCTTTGCAAAAAATGCGCACGACCGTGTCCGTAGAACAAGACGATGTGCGCATCTGGGAGGGCAGGCCCATGAGCCATGAGCAGGATTTTAAGCTGCGTCAAAAAGTCTTTTGCGAGGGAGAGCTGGCCTACCTCAACGACAGCTCTGTTGCGCCATATACAGCCAAAGACGTGACGATCAAGCAATTTCTTTCGTTTCTGCTGGAAAACCACACCGGCATGGTGGACGCATACAAGTCGTTTGTCTGCGGAAATGTTGGCTTTCCGAGCACCAGCGTGGTGGTGCCAGAGCTGCATAACTGCGTGATGAAACTGGAATACATGGCGGGTACTCCGGATAGTGACGGCGATTACAGGTATGAATATGGACTTTATACCTCGTCCGGCGTACAGCTTGTAAGCCAATATGAAGTCGGCTACTCGGATGATGACACGGCCCCGGATCCATCTGCGTACAGCTGGACGCTGAATGAAAAGCATGCAGATTCTTCCATAAACGGGTATATCTGGCGCACTGGAAACGGCCTTTTTTCCGTGAGCGTAAACGTGGCTTTATCCTTGGATGGTGACGGCCAGACGCACGAAGCCACGCAAAGAACGGTTACGCCGGATATCACATGCGCTACGCACTCAAAATCCCTTCCGACTGAGACGGAATACGATCTCAAAGACACGGTCTCGAAAAATTGGAAAATCGAAAAGCAGGGAGACGGCTATGCCGTCTTGTTCAACGGTGCAGCTTTGCCGGATTCTTCCGTTGTCCGTTACGATTCTGCGCCACGGTACACCTTTGGCGATGGACGAAATTTTGGCGTTACATGGGATGTCATCCAAAATGAGCTTGTGGATGTATACGGCGGGTATCTGATTGTCCGGCACGAAAACGGGGCCCGGTATCTGGACTACGTCCAGGAAGTGCAGGAGAAAAACGGGCAGCCCATCGCATTCGGCACAAACCTGCTCGACCTGAGCAGCTACGTCAAAGCAGAGGATATCGTCACCCGCGTCATTGCCGTCGGAAAAAAGAAATCCGGCTGGTTTTTGTGGGAGAAAACCAACACCATCACGGCAACCGCTAACGACGCCACCGCGCAAAAGCTGTTTGGCATCATCGCGCGGGTCATTGTGCAGGACGGAACCGAAAACACAACGCAGTCGCTTCTGGATGCCGCCAACGCGGAGCTGTCCAAAAACTTGCGTTACCTTGACGGAATCACGGTAAAGGCTGTGGACCTCAAGGATGCCGGTGTGGATATCGCCCGCCTTGGCTTTGGCAAGATGACACACATCTACTCCAACCCGCACGGGGTGAACACCTGGCTTTTGTGCTCTAAGCTTGTGGAGCCTTTGGACGCGCCGGACAAAAAAGAATTCACGCTGGGCATTGATTTCTCCAGCGTCAGCGACTTGCAGGCCCTGAGCGCACGAAAAGCCAGTGACGCCTATGACCTGAGCCGCTCGCTGAAGGGCTATGCATCCGCAAAGGGGTGATAAATTGGATAAGACATTTGACGAAGCAATTTCCGAAGTCCGCAATGCAGAACGCGGTGTGGAAGTACGGGAAGCCCTTGCACAGGGCTTTGAGTATGTGAAGCAGTATGGCGAAGCTGTTATCGCGCGGCAGGAAGAAGCTGTTCAGAGTGCAGAAACAGCCAAAAACGCGGCGGCAACTGCCACAGCACAGGCCGCAGCAGCAGCCCAGACAGTCAAAGACGCCACTGCAAAAGCCATAAGCGCAGCGCAAGAGCAGGCAGGTATTTCGGCATCAAAAGCCGAGGAATCTGCTTCCAGTGCCGAAGAAGCAGCGGCCAGTCAAACTGCTGCCGCGTCTAGTGCATCTGCCGCAAAGGCCAGCGAGGAAGCAGCTGCAAAGAGTGTCGCCGACGCAAAGGTTATCGTGTCCACTGACACGACTCTGACCGTATCGGGCGCGCCGGCTGATGCAAAGGCGACCGGAGACGCCCTGGCTCAGAGGTATACCAAAGCCCAGGCCGACGCCAAGTTCGGCACGCCGTACACCTTGCCGCCCGCTACGGCAGACCAGCTGGGCGGCGTCAAGGTGGGCGACTATCTGGACATTGCCCCGGACGGCACCCTGAGCGGCAAGGCGCTGTATGACACCATCGCGGCCAGTGTGGCGGTAAAGTCGGAGGCGCGGCTGGTGTGGAGCGGAAAAACAACGATTGTGAATAGAAAAACTGAGACAATTAACGTTCAGGACGGTGTAGATTACGTTAACCTCCGCATAAACGAAACTGATTTTAATCTTACCCCTGGTATGACATATGAAACTGGCAGTTTTGGCGCGGGAAGTCTCAAGGTCACAGTATTATTTTCGGCCGACAAAAAACGTCTTGAATGTACCCTTACCAATACGCTGAATACTGTATCGGTTGTATTCACCGGCTACCACTACCCCACCTTGGCAGAGCTACTGACCGAGACGCAGTCCGCTCAGGCGGACACGGACGCTATGGCGGTAGATCAGGAGTACCGCCTGACCCTGCTGGAGCTGGGACTGACCGATGACACCACCACTGATACAGGAACCACATAAGGAGGTAAAAACTATGTTGTATCGTACCTGTAAACGCCTGATCGAGCGCGGACAGACCGCTGGTCTTGCGGACAAGCTGGACGTTTTCTACGCCATTGGCCGCATCACCGAGGCCGAGTATAAGGAGCTGATCGAGCTGCTGGAGGACAAGACCGGCAATAAGAACAAGGAGGCTTAAATGAGTAAAACAATCATGGACGTTTCCCGCTGGCAGGGCAACATCAACTGGGACAAGGTCAAGGCCAGCGGAAAAATTGACGGTGTGATGCTGCGGGCAATGGGAAACAGCAAGACAGGCGTACCCAGCAAGCCGTATCTTGACCCGACCTTTGAGCGCAACTATGCAGAGTGCACTCGGCTTGGCATCCCGGTAGGCGTGTATGGCTATTTCAAGGCCGTCAGCCGAGCAGAAGCTGACAAGGAGCTGGCCCTGCTGAAAAGCGCCCTGATCGGCAAGACGCTGCGCCTGCCGGTGGCTGTGGACGTCGAGGACGCGCTGCCCGCGAAGCTTAGCAAAGAGGTGCTGACCGACCTGACTGCTTACGAGCTGAAAACGGTGCAGGACTGGGGATTTTACTCTATCTTGTACACCTACCTGAGCTATGCAGACAAGCACCTTTACATGACCGGCGCGGCGCTCAAGCCCTATGATGTGTGGCTGGCGGCCTACCGTAGCCAGAAGCCCGCCACGGTATACCCCTATGGGATGTGGCAGCATACCAGCTCCGGCAGCGTGCCGGGCGTTGCCGGCAATGTTGACCTGTCCATTGCCTACAAGGACTATACCAGTATCATCTGCAAGAAGGGCCTGACCCGTCTCCGGG